GACGAGTGGAAAGGATTTGTAGAACAGATCCAAGGTATTCCACGTAACTATCACGAAGAAGTAATGCTCTTCGGTATGAATGCTGCACCTGCCATGCCTGACGGTACTCCTGTCAGCTATGACCAAGGTGGTACATTGTACATCACCCGTTTCATCTACCAAATCTATGGCTTGGCTTATGCCTTGACCAAAGTATTGATGGAAGACGGCGATCACATCCGTATCGGTAGCACCTTCGCTAAACACTTGGCTCAGTCTATGATTGAAACCAAAGAAACCCTTTGTGCTAACTTGTTGAACTTCGCGTTCACAACTGGCTACGTTGGTGGCGATGGCGTTACATTGATCAATACAGCTCACCCTGTAGCTAACGGTTTGACATACTCAAACCAGTTATCCACAGCAGCTTCATTGTCACAAACTTCTGTTGAACAGATGTTGATTCAAATCCGCGGCGCTATTGACAACAATGGTAAGCGTATTCGTCTCAAGGCTGAACAATTAGTTGTTCCACCAGCACTCGAGTTCCAGGCTGAGGTTATCCTCAAATCTGTACTCCGTTCTGGTACAGCTGACAACGATTTGAACCCTATCAAATCAACAGGCATGTTGCCTAAAGGTACACACGTGGTTACACGTCTGTCCTCTAGCAAAGCCTGGTGGGTTCAGACCGACGCTGAAAATGGTCTCATGCTTGTTAATCGCCGTAACCTAGAGAAATCTATGGAAGGAGACTTTGAAACTGACTCCATGCGTTACAAAGCAACCGAGCGTTACGCGACTGGATGGCACGATGCACGTAACATCTTCGGTACAGCAGGTCTGTAATCAGCTTTAAAATAAAGTTGTAAAAAAGCAAAAAACCCGGCCCAAAAAGCTGGGTTTTTTGCATTAATATATGTATGAAAATAGTTTCCAGACAACAAGCCATTGAACAAAAGCTAACCCGGTATTTTACTGGTAAGCCATGTAAACATGGCCATATTACTGAAAAATTATTAAGTAATAGAACCTGTGTTGAATGCAAACGATTAGATAAAATAAAATGGGGTTCTCAACCTCATATAAAATCAGCATCAATTGCTAGAGCAAATGCTCACAACAAAAAGCACCCAGAAATGCATTTAGCTCGTACACGTAAACGCCAGGCAGCGTTATTGCAAAGAGTTCCAACTTGGGGCCCCCACGCACATCTTATTATAGCCAAGTATCAACTAGCCAATATGCTATCTCAAGCATCTGGCGAGCCATACCACGTAGACCACATTATCCCACTGCAGGGTAAAAAAGTATCAGGTCTTCATGTCTTTTCCAATCTCAGAGTCATCCCTGGCTCAGACAACTCCAAAAAATCGAATAAGTTCGTAGTTTAGGGCGGAATATCCCTTTATTTTGCATTAATATGTATAGGAAGATTAATCCCATTCTGACCGCCGACACTTCCCGGTGAGACGACTTAGAGACAGCTTGGGATACCCACTAAGATAAGGAAACACCCAAATGTCAAGCACATTTACATCCCCCCTACGCGTTTTTAAGCGTAACAACCCTACAAACGATGGTACTATTTTTCCAGACAACACTGGCGCAGCCCGTATTAGCCAACAGTCTTACATCACAAACCCAATCACCACTACAACCGGTACAGCTACTACCTTAACAACAGCCGACCTCGGTTCTACAACTGTAACCCCATTCGTATTGCCAGCTGGCGCTATTATTGAAGGTTTTACACTGTATCAAGACGTAGCAGCTGGTGGCCTCGTAGGCGGCGTTATCACTGTATCTATCAGCCAAACTAACCCAACAACTGGCGCTGTTACCACTACCGCTATTGGTACAGTAACCCCAACAGCAGCTGGTGGCCGTATCGCTGGTGCGTTCACAGCTACTGCAGCAACTGCGGCTATCATCGAAAACATTGGTACACTGGACGCTACATTGACTTTCTCTGCGGCTTCTGTAACAACATTGTCAAGCGGCTCTTTGGGCGGTACAATCTCTGTTGACTACACAGCACGTAACTATGATGGTTCTATTGCTGCCTATGGTTCTGGTCTTTCTAACAGCTAATATTGACGGCGGGGCAACCCGCCTCCTTTAACTTTTAGGAGAAACCTATGGCTAACGCCTACAATCCGTATACATCCCCACCCCATTCCGTAACCGTCCAAGGCGCTTACGAGCCGTTTGACTTGCAAGTTTCACGCAATCAAATCATGGGCCACCAAATCCTAAGTATTTTTGGTTATCAAGCTGCTGTAACAACTACACCTATTGCTGTTTGGGAAAATGCTGCTGCTTATGTATACCCGACAGTTGCAGGTCAAATGACTGTAGTGAGTACCTCAGCCTCTGATGACACGCTTGCAAAGGTTTTAATCTCTGGTTTAGATGCAAACTTTGCACCTATATCTGAAGTTATTGCCCTAAATGGTACCACTGGTGTAACAACTGTTAATAGCTATTTACGTATTAATAGCATGGTACTAACATCCGCAGGCACAAGCCAAAATACTAACGTCGGCACTATCACCGCTAAACAATCTAGCAATACTGTTGCACAGATTAATATCGGTATTGGTAAATCACAAAGCACCGTGTACACTGTTCCAGCGGGTTATACTTTTTACTTAGATCAAGTTGAAGTTAATTCATCAAACAGCTACACTAGCGCAACAATTTTAACTTACAAAGTACAAACAATTAACAACACTAACGGTGTTAAAATTGTAGCACTACAACAACCATTTGTTGCTATTTATACAATTACTAGACCAACGGATCCATTTGCTTACGCTGAAAAAACTGACATTCAATGGCAGCTATCAACTAGCACAGGTTCTGTTGCAGTAGGTATTATTGTAGCTGGTAAGTTAATCAAGAACGATAGCCAGTCGGCTTAAGGCACTAGATGTATCAAGTATACTGGATACACCATAAAGATCATAATAACTTGTTTACTCAAGGTTATATCGGTGTATCCAATAATACTGAAAAAAGATTTTCTAAACACAAATCACAAACTAATCAAAACACACACATAAACCCAATTTTAACAAATGCTGTTAAAAAATACGGTTGGAATAATTTAGTGAAAGATATTATTTTAATAGGCAATAAAGAATATTGTTTAGAAATAGAATCAAAACTAAGAAACACAAAAGAAATTGGTTGGAACATTGCCCCCGGTGGTGGTATGCCAAATGTTAAATTTGGCAATGAAAACCCAATGCGAAACCCAATTGTTGCAGCCAAAACAGCAGCAACTAAAAAAGGAATTGCAACAAGGGGGTATGGTTGGCAACATTCTGAAGACACTAAAAATAAAATAGCTTTAAGTAAATTTGGTAAACTAAAACCTGGCAAAAAAGTTTTTGTAAACGGAATAGAATTTATTTCACAAAAATTAGCAGCTGAGCATTTTGGCATACATATTAGAACGTTTAAAAAACGCTATAAAAACGGAGAACTATAATGCCTCCTGTATATTTGGATACAAGAGGAAACTCGGTACTTTCTGTTGCACTGTGTGATCGGTGCAGCAGAAAGTTCGCCTATGTAGACCTGATGCCCGATCCCAACTTCCCTGGGATGCGGGTATGCAAGGAAGATTTAGATAACTTTGATCCATGGCGCCTACCAGCCCGTCAGACTGAAAACATTGCACTACGCTTTCCACGTCCTGATGTATCCGTTGCTACAGGCCCAATCGGTGGTAATCAGATTATGACCGAGAACGGGTTCACTAACCAAAACGCTTTATTTATTGAGGGCGTACCATCTGCAAATACTCAGGGTGATTTAAACACCATGAGCAACGTGGTGCCGTCACCAATGACCCTGGCACCAAAGGTTGGATCAGTATCACCAGCGACCGGGACTAAGTCCGGCGGCACACATGTAACAATCTATGGTAGTAACTTTACCGATGTCGCGACTGTCCGCTTTGGTGGCACAGTAGCAACATTTAGTCTGGTTGACTCCACCACTATCACCGCAGTAACGCCAGCCTATGCCGTCACTGGTATCGTCAACGTCGAGGTATTTTCTCCGTTCGGTAACAGCACAGCGTACGGGGCGTTTACCTACACGACATGATAAATAAATTTTGTGTTTATGCCCATACAAAGCCCGATGGAACAATATTTTATATTGGAAAAGGGTTAAAAAGAAGATCTAAAGAAACTAGATTAAGAAACAAATATTGGAAAAATGTTGTAAATAAGCACGGTTACAATATTGTAATACTGGCAGATAATTTAACCAATGAAAAAGCGCTTGCAGAAGAAATTTTGTTAATAGCCCATTTTAAAAAGTTCAATAATCTTACCAATATTACCTCCGGCGGAGAAGGGTTAGTTGGATATAAAATGTCTAAAGCTGCCAAGGACAAAATTAGAGCAACAAAATGGGGGAGCAATAATCCACATTTTAAAGGCAATATTATTGCAAAAAATATAAAAACCGGGGAACAAAAATTGTTTGTCGGAAATAAAGAACTAGAGGCTTTTGGTTTTGATAACAGTCACGTTTACAGATGCGTTTCTGGAAAAAGAAAAACACACAAAGGCTATACTTTTGAAAGATCAATAGCGTAATGGCGGACCAAAGTATCACACAACTACCCGTCGCTATCTCCCTAACAGGGGATGAGCAGACGGTCGTGGTTCAGAGGGGCGTCACCAAGCAGGTACAGGTTAGCCTGATTGCCAACGCGGTATCCCCCGGCAAGTTGATCACCAACGTCGTACTAGACGCACAGAACTATTTGGTGTTTTATTACAGTGATGGTACTACATCAAAGACTGGCCCAATACCAGGATATATCTCAGCAACAATCAATGGCTCAGGTCATTTAATACTGACACTCACCACTGGTGGCACTGTTGACTGTGGTAATGTAGTCGGACCTCAGGGCCCAGTTGGACCCACAGGCGCCACAGGCACTGCAGCGACTATTGCGGCGGGCACAGCAACAACATTACCTTACGGCGCAACCCCAACGGTAACAAATTCAGGTAGTAGTTCTGCAGCAACGTTTAACTTTGGAATACCAGCGGGTGCCCCTGGTGCAACCGGAACATTTAGTGGCGGCACGACGGGCTTTACACCAAACACACCAACCTCTGGCGCTGTGGTGCTCGGTGGTACGTTAAATGCTTCTAATGGTGGTACTGGTGTGGTAACTCTGACGGGCTACGTAAAAGGCAATGGCACGTCGGCCATGACGGCCAGTTCAACGGTACCAACAACGGATTTAAGTGGCACCGTCACAAACGCACAGTTAGCTAACTCAGCGATCACTATCAACGGTACGGCTACGAGCCTTGGAGGCTCGATTAGTGTAGGGACAGTGACCTCTGTGGCCGCCACTGCGGGGACAGGAATTAGCGTATCGGGAAGTCCAATCACTTCTAGCGGTACGTTGACCATTACCAATACGGCCCCGGACCAGACAGTAGCATTTACCAACGGCACAGGCATTAGTGTTACGGGTACTTACCCTAACTTTACAGTAACTAATACAGCGCCATCAAGTGGCGGAACGGTGACCAGCGTCACAGGCACGGCCCCCGTAGTTAGTAGTGGGGGCAATACACCAGCGATTAGTATGGCCGCGGCGACAACGTCGGTGAGCGGATATTTAACATCCACCGACTGGAATACGTTTAACAACAAACAGCCAGCGGGTACCTATGTAACCAGTATTACCTCCAGCACTTTAACAATCGCTGGAACAGGCACTATACCAACAATTAACCTTTCGTCTGGTATTGTTACAGCAGGAACCACGGGCTCCGCAACATTAATACCTGTCGTCACTGTGGATACGTATGGCAGAGTAACAGCGGTAACAACAGCCGCAAATCCTCAGGGCACTGTGACATCTGTCGCAGGTACAGGCACAGTAAATGGCATCACACTCACGGGCACAGTGACAAGCACTGGTAGCCTGACACTCGGTGGTACACTTAGTGGCATTGGAAACACCCAGTTAACTAACTCAAGTATCACAGTAAATGGTAACTTGGTTAGTTTAGGAGGAAGCACCACAGTAACAGCCAACACAACAAATGCGTTGACAATTGGTACGGGTTTATCTGGTACCAGCTTCAATGGTTCGGCGGCGGTTACTATTGCTATTGATAGCACCGTGGCTACCCTAACAGGCTCACAGGCATTAACCAACAAGACAATTAGCGGCGCGAGCAACACACTAAGCAACATTGGTAACAGCTCGTTAACAAACAGCACATTAACCGTTGGAACAACAAGCATCGCGTTGGGTGCAACAAGCCTTACACTTGGTGGACTAACAAGCGTCGCCGTAACACAAGACCCAACAAGCGCACTACAACTAGCAACCAAGCAGTACGTTGATAATATAGCGCAGGGGTTAAGCACCAAGGCACCGGCACTAGTTGCCACAACGGCAAACATTACACTTTCTGGTGAGCAGACGATTGATGGGTTTACAACGTCACTTAGTCGTGTGCTGGTTAAGAACCAAACACTACCTGCAAACAACGGCATCTATTTATCTAATCCAGCTGCTTGGGCTCGCACCACAGACGCCAATACCTGGAATCAGTTAGTCTCCGCCTATGTGTTTGTCGAAGAAGGAACAATTAATGGCGATACAGGCTGGGTCTGTACTAGCGACCCGGGCGGCACATTAGGCGTTACAGCAGTTACTTGGGTCCAGTTCTCTGGCGCGGGCACATATACAGCTGGTACAGGACTAAGCCTAACAGGCACACAGTTTAGTATTACCAACACGGGGACGGCGGGGACATACGGATCTGCTACATTAATTCCTGTTATTACTACAAATGCGCAGGGTCAGGTTACCAGCGTTACTACGGCATCGAACCCACAGGGTACTGTAACGTCAATCACATCGTCTACCTTAACGGTGGCAGGTACATCTGCTATACCAACAGTTAACTTAACTAGCGGTATCGTTACCGCAGGCACAACGGGCTCAAGCACACTAATCCCAGTTGTAACGGTGGATACTTATGGCCGTGTAACTACGATTACAACAGCATCAAACCCACAGGGCACGGTGACAAGCGTATCTGGTACTGGTACAGTTAGCGGCATTACTTTAACAGGCACCGTAACATCAAGTGGTAGCTTAACACTTGGCGGCACATTAGATTTATCTAGCCCACCAGCAATCGGTGGTACAACAGCAAATACCATAACAGGTACTACTATCACTGCAACAAAATACGTCGGTATATCCGGAGGAACATTTTAAATGGCACAAAGCGGCTACACACCAATTTCAATTTATTATAGCGCAACAGCTACTAATGTCCCGTTAGCAGCAAACCTTACCAGTGGTGAGCTTGGCATTAACATTGCTGACGGTAAGTTGTACTACAAAGACAACGCCGGCACAGTTCAAGTTCTAGCCTCTAAAGCTGGTAATATCAACGTGTCCTCAATTAGTTTTGGTACAACAGGATTAACACCAAGTACAACAACTACGGGTGCGGTAACTGTTGCGGGCACCTTGGTGGTATCAAACGGTGGTACTGGGCAAACAACTTTAGCTACGGGGTCAATAGGGTATGGTCAAGGAACAAGTGCACATGCTGCCTTAGCAATTGGCACGGCGGGACAAGTACTAACGGTTAACAGCGGGGCCACAGCTCCACAGTGGGTAAATGCCTCGAGTATTATTGGAGGTGCTGGTGGCTCTAATACTCAAGTGCAGTACAACAGTTCTGGCGCTTTAGCTGGCTCTGCTAACCTTACATTTAATGGAACAACTTTAACCTCAACAGGCTTTGCTGGTCCAATTAGTGGTGTAGTTACTTCTACATCCATAACAGATTCAGGTCTGACTTCTGGTCGTGTTACCTACGCTGGTACAGCAGGGCTATTGCAAGATTCTGCTAATCTTACGTTTAATGGCACTACATTAACTGCAAATACATTAAATTTAACTAATGCGCTTACTACTTCTTATGGCGGTACTGGATTAACTTCATTTACTGCTGGTGATTTACCGTATTACAGTACAGGCACTGCATTATCTAAATTAGCAATTGGTACTAATGGCTATATTTTGCAGTCCAATGGTTCTGCTCCGACATGGGTAATAGCTTCTTCTGTAATCGGTGGTGCTGGCGGTTCAAACACCCAAGTTCAATACAATAGCTCTGGCTTATTGGCTGGTTCTGCTAACCTTACATTTAACGGCACAACACTTACTACAGCTAACGATGCCTCTATATCAGGTCTTACTGTTGGTAAGGGTGGTGGTAGTGTTAATAGTAATACTGCTGTTGGCGGTGGCGGTGCTTTAGCATTGAATACAACTGGTGCAAACAATGTAGCCGTTGGTTCTGGTGCTGGATACGCAAGTACTACAGCCAACAATAATATTTCTATAGGTACAAACTCTGGCTCAACTGCTAATACTGGTTCAAATGTAAGCGTTGGTGTTGGTGCAAACCAATCTAATACTGGTGGAAACAACACAGCTATTGGACATAATGCTTTAATATTTAATTCTACCGCATCTAATAACACCGCAGTAGGTTATCAAGCTGGTTACGCTAATACAACAGGAACTATTGATGCTTTTGGTTCTTCTGCATTAGGCGCAAATACAACTGGCACAAGAAATGCGGCATTTGGTATTTTTGCATTACAAAGTAATACAACTGGTGTAAGTAATACCTCAATGGGTCGTGCTTCATTAGCAACAAATACAACAGGTAATTACAATACTGCATTTGGTGACGCTGCTTTAAACGCAAACACCACCGCATCTTCATGCTCCGCAGTGGGTTTTCAGTCTGGTTATAACAATACTACTGGGATTAATAATAACTTCTTTGGTTATCAAGCTGGTTTTAGTAATACAGTAGGAAATGCAAATTCATTTTTTGGTCATGTGGCAGGATATTTCTCTACCGGGTCTAATAATGTGGGAATGGGTAGTCAAGCATTAGGAAACTCAGGAGCAGGTAACAGTAATACTGCTATAGGTGTTACAGCATTACAATTTACTACTGGCTCAAACAACACCGCTGTTGGTTATGGTTCTTTAGTTTCAAACACCACCGCATCTAACAACACAGCAGTAGGTTATCAAGCCGCATACGCAAATACCACAGGCGCAAACATAAATGCTTTTGGTTACAAAGCCTTAACTGCAAATACTACTGGCGGTCAAAACGATGCGTTTAGTTATAGTGCATTAGCTTCTAACACCACAGGCTCACAAAATGCGGCATTTGGTTTTACTTCTTTATTGCAAAACACCACAGGAAGCAACAATTCAGCTTTTGGTTATCAATCGCTTTACTCAAACACCACCGCTTCTAACAGCACTGCAGTAGGTTATCAAGCTGGGTATTCTGCTTCTGCTGGATGTTCAAATAATACATTTATTGGTTATCAAGCTGGTTATTCATCAATTACAAGTGGTTCTAATCAATTTTTTGGTTATTTAGCTGGTAGAGATGTTACTACTGGTTATTACCATACTATTATTGGTGCTTATAACGGCAATCAAGGCGGTCTAGACATCCGTACAGCAAATAACTACATTGTGTTATCTGATGGTCAGGGTAATCCTAGAGGTATTTTTGATGGTAGTGGTAATTTTGGAATTGGTACTACTAGTCCAGGAGTTAAATTAGATGTTACTGGCACAATAAGAGCAAGTCAATCTTTAGTTTTTGGCTCAAATGGAACTACAGGAGCAGGAAGTATTTATTCCGATTCAAATTGGGGATGTCTTATTACTGCTAAACAAACATCTCCAGCTTTAGCAGATTTTATGTGGCAAAGTGCTTCTTCTGTAGAGCGGATGCGTATTGACTCTAATGGTCAATTATTGATTGGAACTACATCAACTGGTTCTTCAATTCCAAATGGTTTTTGTTTTGGTGTACCTGGTGGTGCTTCCGCAATAAATATTGGTCACCCAAATGCTACTCCTAGCGGATATAACTATGTAACATTTGCCTATAATTCAAGTCAAATTGGTTCTATTACTCAAGCTGGCACAACTGGTGTTCTTTATAATGTAACTTCAGATTATCGTTTAAAAAATGATGTAACACCAATTCAAAATGCTTTAAATATTGTAGAAGCACTTAATCCAGTTAGTTTTACTTGGGTAGATGGCAGACCTGATGATGGTTTTATTGCTCACGAACTACAAGCCGTATTACCTAATTGCGTAACTGGCGAAAAAGATGCTGTAAACGAAGATGGAACACCTCATTACCAACAAATGGATAATAGCGGTGTGATTCCATTTTTGGTTAAAGCTATTCAAGAACTAAACGCTAAAGTAACTGCACTTGAAGCACAATTAGGAGCTAAATAATGTTTACATGGAATATAGTACAGATGGACAGACTTACTTCTGACGGCTTTGTAGTTACTGTTCATTACACAGTAAACGCAGTAGATGGTGAATTTACTGCTTCAACTTACGGCACAGTAGGCTACACACAAGAAGATAAAGCGTATATCCCTTACGCTGACTTGACTGAAGCTGAAGTCGTTGGCTGGGTACAAGAGTCACTTGGTAAAGATACAGTAGAGGCGAGTCTGACTGCACAGATTGAAGCACAAAAGAATTCTGTACAAGAAGCTGGATTACCTTGGGTTTCAGATACAACATTGCCAGCATAAGTTTTATAACCGCAGTACAACTAGGAGAATGAAATGAGCGAAAACACGAAAAAAACTCAAATCACCATCAATGATGTAAGTTACAACTTTGAAGATTTAACAGTAGAGCAACAAACGCTGTTTAATCATTGCGTAGACCTTGACCGCAAAATTGGCAGCGCAGCATTTAACCTTGACCAGCTCAATGTAGGCAAGAATGCCTTCATCAAGTTGCTAGAAGATTCACTAGCGGCCCCGGTTGAAAAAGCCGAAGTGGAAGTACTTCAATAAAAACCTTGGCGGCCTAACCCGCCGCCAACTTACATAAGAATGATAATGGACTTCCAGTCAATGATGAACTTTATCCTACCTACCGCCTGCACTGTGCTGGGCTGGTTTTGTAGGGAGCTTTGGACCGCGGTTCAAGAACTCAAGAATGACGTGGCCAAGCTGCGCGAAGAGCTTCCAACCCATTATGTCAGCAAAGATGACTTTAATGACAGATGGTATGAAGTTCTCAAATCGTTACACCGGATTGAGGACAAGCTAGACGGTAAGGCTGACAAATGAGAAAGCAGATCCACAAGTCTAAGACTATGTGGTTCTCTTTCGCTTTGGTTGTCTTTGGCGCGCTGATGGATAACTTCTCCAGCCTACAAAACGTCATTGATGAGAAATACTATGGTATCATTCTTGTTGCCATCGGCATCATTGTAGCAGCGCTGCGCTTTGTAACTACAGAAGGCGTAGACCAATAATGTTCCCACTATCGGCACTCACTTATGTTAAGTTGGCAGCAGGAGCTCTTATTTTACTTGGCAGCATTTGGTTTGGCTGGCATCTACGGGATGTGGACTTCCAGTCGTACAAAGCCAAACAGGCTATTGAGACACAAAAGCTCCAAGAAGCGCACCAAGCGTCCGCCGACAGAATAGAAAGTGAAAAGAATGCTCAAATCCGTGATATTAATACTAAGCTCGTTGATGCTATTAGCGAGCTGCGTAGCCGTCCCAGTCGCGCCCAAGCCACCGGCACTGGATCGTGTGGAACTGGGGCAACCCTTTATGCCGACGATGCAGAGTTTCTTGTCAGGGAAGCTGCCAGAGCAGACATTATCCGTACCGGCCTTGCAGCCTGCTACGACCAGTACGACGCGCTAAATAAATAATAAACCCCAATTTGCATTAATATATGCAGAGTAAGGAGCATGAATGAAAAAGCTATTAGTAGTACTGATGTGGGTAGTTGGCATATTTGCAGCGATCCACTTCACAGACAGGTACACCCAGATTGAAGAGAACATCATGGCCATCGCTAAATCCACACTAGACTTTATCACCAAGGAGGAAGGTGCCCGTAACAAGGCCTATAAGGACTCTAAGGGCCTATGGACCATCGGAGTTGGGCATCTCATCAAGTCCGACGAGCAGCACCTCATCACCGCGACCCTAACAGATGAACAGGTACAAGAGCTTCTGAGAAGCGATTTAAGGTGGTGTAGCGAGGCCGTAGAGAGATCGGTGAGGGTCAGCCTTACCCAGGGTCAATTCGACGCCCTGTACAGCCTATGCTTTAATATCGGTGAGACAAATTTTAAGAAATCCACAGTGGTCAAGAAGATCAACGAAAATGACCTACAGGGTGCAGCTGACGCCATACTGATGTGGAACAAACCAGATGTGCTTATAAATCGTAGAAAGCGCGAAAGAGCGCTATTCTTAGGGGCGTAAATAGCCTGTTTTTTGCATTAATATAAGTAGGACTACTCAACCAATCACTCAAGGAATTACCATGGACGGCTTTAAAACATTACCAAGATACAAAGCTGGTGGACTAGTCAAGACACCAGTAACCGGCGACAAAAAGGCTGCAGCACCATCTAAGGCCGTAGCAAAGCCAGCCTTTAAGGGCAGCGACGTAGCTAAAGAAAAAAGCAAGCCCGCAGGTCATAAAGACCCGTACATCAAGTCTAAAGAGTCAGGTAAAACCGCAGACTTTCCAAGCGCCGCTGTAAAGGGCCGTAAGGCAAAAGCTACTGGCACCGTGAGCAAATTCAAGTGTGGTGGTAAGATTGTTAAAAAAGCTGATGGTGGCATCATGGACGCTATTGGTGGTGTTGGTACACAGCTTAAGAACAACGTTATGGGAACACCAGAGCAGAATCGTATCGCTCAGGCCCAAATGGACAAAGTAAAGGCACGTAAAGCCGCTCAAGCTGCAGCTTTAATGCAAGGCCAAGGTGGTGCTAGTGCACTACAACAAGGTGCTCTAGCTGGTGGTTTAGGTGGTGCAGCACCAGCACCAGCACCAGCACCAGCACCAGCACCAGCAATGCAAGCTCCGGGCGGTGTAAGCCCAGCTGGCCCTGTACCTACCCAGAAAAAGGGCGGCAAAGTAAAAGGCAAGTGCTAATATGCCAATTAATTCAAAAGCCCAACAGGGCGCTATGTACGCCGCGGCCGCTGGCAAATCAACCCTTGGCATCCCTAAGAAGGTTGCCAAGGAGTTTATTAAGGCAGGGCCTGCGTCAAGCAAATTACCAAACAAAGTAACCAAGCGAGCAGCCGGAAGAGGGCGTTAATATGGCGTACAGTGGAACCACTGGAAATACAACAGTCAACGTTGATCAACTGATCTCCTTTGCGTTTCGTGACGCCGGTAAGACCGCTGAGGAGATGACCCCGGAGCTTATTGGTGCCGCCAAGCAGGCATTGTTTTACAATCTTCAAAACCTATCTAACCTCGGTGTTAATCTTTGGTTGTTGGAGAACATGCTCGTTGGCGCCGTAACGGCCCAGCAACAGTTAGTCCTACCTAAGACAGTGATTGATGTACGAGAATCAAACTGGGTCTACATTATCAACCAGGCAGCCTCTGAGTACTTGCCTATTAGTAATCCAGATTCACCTGCAGTATTTGATCAAAACCTGTCCTTGGTTTCTACCTCCACAGTTGGTGCTAACTATTTTGGTCTTCAGTACCAATCAGCACAGCCTGTCTACTACGTTGGGTTTAATGGCTACGCAGTAGGTACTGGCACAACAACATATAACTTTGCCTATGAGACCAGCGAAGATGGAATCACTTGGACAACAGTAAAGCAACTACCGACTACAACACTCTCAGATAAAGAGTGGGCCTACTTTAACATCACCACAACACCAACGCACCTTTACTACAGGCTGCGTGAAACGGTTGCACCTACGTTCTCTATACGTCAAATCGTATTCTCTACGAGCCAGCAAGTCATTCCACTCGCCCGTTTAAATCGCGATGACTACTGGAATCTCCCAAATAAACAGTTCCCTAGCCAGCGCTCATTGCAGTATTGGTTTGATAGGACCATTGAGCCCTCGATGTACATCTGGCCAGTGCCCAATAACTCGTTTCAAATGTTTCAGTTAATTGTTGAGGTTCAAATGCAAGATGTAGGATCTTTGACAAATCAGATTTACGTACCTGACCGATGGATTAATTGTGTTCAAAAACAATTATCACATTCTATGTCTTTACAACTACCCGGTGTAGATTTGCAACGTGTTCAATATCTAGAAGCTCAAGCACAAAAAGCATTCCTACAAGCCAGCGAGGAAGACAGGGACAAATCACCTATCTATTTCCAACCCAACATCAGCTATTATACAAGATGAATACATCAGTATATTGGATACACCACAAAGACCATACAGATATATTTAGTCAAGGCTATGTTGGTGTATCTAAAAATTGCGAAGAAAGATGGAAGTCACATGCTTCCGGTGAGACAAACACTCATTTAAAAAACGCAATTTTAAAATATGGCTGGAATATGTTAGTTAAAGAAATTGTATTAATTGCAGATTCGGACTACTGTTTTACTATTGAAAATATGTTACGCCATAAAGAAAAAACAGGTTGGAATATATGTGTTGGTGGTGGAAATCCTCCAAGTAATTTAGGTAAAAAAAGACCAAATCATGCAGCTAAATTGCTAGGGAAAAAACGTCCAGAACACGCAAAACACATGCTTGGAAAAAACAACCCGGGGGCAGTTACCATAAAATTTGAAAATAAAGTTTTTGATACAATAAAAGATTTATCACAATTTTTAAACAAAAACTATATGACAACATATAACAGAGTTATGCAGAATCCAAAACGTTGGGGTTACGAGGTAATTAAATGTCAGTAATAATGTCGTACGACAGCCTTGTGCTGAATATCCAGCAGTACATGGAACGAAATGACCCTGACTTCATTGCGCAGATACCCAATCTGATTGCGCTGGCAGAGTCATCAATTGCTGCAGAGCTTAAGACCTACCTACAATTGATTGTGGTAGAGACCAATCTTGCACAGAACCAAACTGTTCTGAACAAGCCAGCACGCTGGAGAAAAACTGTCTCTATGAAGGTCAACGGGCAGCCAGTCTTACTACGCAGCCAGGACTATGTGGCCCAGTACTTATCTGAGTCATCGGCAGGCAAGCCAGTATACTACGCGGACTATGACTACAGCAACTGGAACTTTGCCCCACAGCCAGATACAAGCTATCCTGTAGAAATTATTTACTATGCAGAGGTTCAACCATTAGATTCTTCTAATCAACAAAACCTATGGACAGCTATCGCACCACAGGCGATGTTATACGGGGCCTTGTTGCAAGCACAGGGTTACTTAAAGGCTATTGACAAGCTGCCCGTGTGGAAACAATTCTACACAGACGCCGTTGGCGCACTGAAAAAAGAAGACAATTCACGTCGCATAGACCGCAACACAACCATTCAAGAGCCTTAATATATGACCACTCCAGTATACGTCTCGCCGTTCACAGGGACAGCTGTAACACCAACTGATGTCTCATACCTCGCGCTGCCTTTTAGCACAAACCAGACACTAAACTGGCCATCAACTGTCAATGGTGCCGAGGTTGTTGCTGCTCGTATTATTGACTGTACAGCATCAACATCTGGCCTATCCATTGCGTTGCCACAAGGCAATCAGGGAACACTGGGCTCAGACATCCTATTCCGCAACTTAGGCGCTTTTTCTTTCTTAGTTACAGACTACACCAGTGGTGCGTCATTTACTGTTCCCGTCGGTATCTCTAAGTATGTGTACCTCGTAGATAACACAACAGCCGCCGGTGTCTGGAACAACGTTACCTTCGCGGCGGGCACCTCTGTCGCCGACGCGGCCTCATTGGCTGGTGCAGGGCTGACAACAGTCGGTGGGCAACTAGCCACCACTCAAAACCTAGTAGATGTTACATCTTCTCCAGTCATTAATGATCTTAGCCGCGCTGCTACGTTTGTATGGAATGGCGGCGCTGGAACATTTAATTTACCAATATTTTCCAGTCTATCTGCCGGCTGGTTCATTGGATTTAGAAATAATGGCTCTGGCTCACTCACAATTAGCCCAGTATCCCCATCATTAATCAATGGTCAGTCATCCATCATTGCAAACCCTGGCGACTCTGGGTTTATTATGTATGACTCCGCAAGCAATGGATTTATTACTGTCGGCTTCCTTACTGCACCAAACGTAACCTTCACAGCGGCATCCTACGATGTGGATACCATTGTAGGTAATACACTGAGCCTGGTATCCTTTGCACCAGTTATTCAGACATACATTGCGCAGTCTGGCACACGGACACAGACACTAGCCGTTACACTACCAGCAATTACCCAGATTTATATTTTGGTTAATAATACTAACCAGCTCGGGTATAACATTACGTTCCAGAATCAAGGCACAAGTCAGCCACCGTTCGTATTAACGGCGGGTAGTATTGTTACAATGTTAAGTGATGGTGTAAACTTATACCCACTGACAACGGGCTCTACTGGTTTGTTTTATGCAACAAATGGAACCGCAGGACTACCTTCATTTTCGTTTAATAACGACACTCACACGGGCATGTATCTAGTAGGTACCAGTATACTTGGACTATCAGCAAATTCAACACAGTTAGTTAGTATTGATAATACCAACCCATCACAGCCCCTAGTAACAGTAAACGCGAGGCTGACAGCACAACTCATTAGCGGCGGTGCGTTCTAATGGCCGCTGATAATCAGCAACAGGATACCACACAGTATACTCAGATTTATTCCTTAGCTGTTCCAGCGGGTATTAAAAGAGATGGTACTGTGTTTCAAAACGACCAGTACACCGATGGTGTATGGTGCAGATTTCAACGTGGGGACCCTAAGAAAATTGGTGGCTACCGCACGATATTTAATAGTCTAGTTGGCATCTACCGCGGTATGGTCGTGCAGCCATATAACGGCGTTAACTACATCTTCACTGGTAACTACCAAGAGCTCGATATATTTACCACTGGCCTCTCATTGCCAGATGGCAGTGGCCCATTTACGGCCACAATTCTCCCAGGTACAAGCTACGTTAAGTTATTGTCTAATACCTCTACATCATTTGTAGTCGCTGGAAATCAGACAACAGTATTTCCAACGGGTACTAAGATCATCTTTTCCCAGACAGGTACACCGACCGTATACACAGTAAGTACCTCTGTATTCTCCACACCAAACACTACAGTAAATATATCCACTGGTACCATCATAGGTACCCCGACAACGGTATACATAGATAATGTGCCTGTGTTTACTGGGGACTTAGATTATCAATCAGATCCTTCCGTTGGTAACTATCGGGTTACTTGGCAGTTTGACTCTCAGTTCAGCCCATCAGGCAACCAGCTATCCGTGTTTGCTCACCCAGGTTTAAATTTAACCAATATTGATAATGGTGTGCCAACTCAGGTATTAGTTGGTGGCATAACACCCACATCTGGAAACACCTGGACCTTCTCTGGTCTGTCTGACAGCGCAGGGTCCGCGCCAACATACAAGCCCATCAGCGTTGATGGTGGTGTATGCGTGCTTTATCCATTTATCTTTGTCTATGGCTCAGCGGGTTACATTGCCAATAACAACGTCAGTACAACCTATGGCGACCAGACATTCTATGACTGGAACGGCCCATTAGCCAACCAGGTCAATGTGTCGTCATCCAAGATTGTTAAGGGTATGCCTATGCGGGGAGGTACTAACGCACCCGCGGGTTTATTCTGGGCAACAGACTCACTTATTCGTGTTACCTTTACAGCAGCAACAGCTCCAATTTATTGGAACTATGATATTGTTTCCAGCCAGATCTCAATCATGTCCTCTAACTCCGTTGTGGAGATGGACGGCGTCTTCTACTGGTTAGGTATTGACCGGTTTTATGCCTACAATGGTCAGGTAACGGTAGTACCAAATGATAAAAATATAAACTACCTATTTAATAACCTAAACTACGAGCAGCGTCAAAAGGTGTGGGCGACTAAGGTCCCACGCTACAATGAGATCTGGTTCTTTTATCCTAGAGGTACGGCGACGGAGTGCACAGACGCAATCATTTACAACGTAAAAGATAAGCTATGGTACGACGCTGGGCAAGCAACTGGTGCTCAACGCTCATGTGGGTATACCACTGAGTTGTTTCCTACACCCATCTGGGCCGACTGGAACTATAACACAATCTATGGTGCAGCCCAGACCGTTATTGCACACCCAGCTAGTCTAGCCGCACCAACTGCAAGTCAGTTTTATTTATATGGGGACCAGACACCCCAGTTCAGCCCTGGAGATAATGTAACCTTTACGACAGGCAATAGCTTTAACGCAACCTATCAAATAGTTTCCAGTCAGAACATTTATAATACTACCATTGGAACCCCGGGCGTTACATTAGTAACATGCAGCACACCGTTCTCAATTACTGTCCTTCCCGGGCAGCAAGTATTTTATGTTACTGGTGGGTTTAATATTTGGCAGCATGAGTTTGGTGTTAATGAGATTGCGCTAAATGGCGAGGTTGCGATATACTCCAGCATTACTACCAGCGATATTAGTTGGTTAACTGGTAACCCAAGCCAAGACGCACTCCAAGGTGTTAATAGACGTATGCACCTACGACGAGTAGAGCCAAACTTCTTACAGACTGGAACGATGGCAATGACCATCCTTGGTCGTAAGTTTGCCTCTGGTCAGTCTGAGGAAAACTCTGGGCCATATTACTTTAACCAAGAGACAGGTAAGATTGACCTTCGCGTTGAGCATCGCCTAGTAAGGTTAAAGTTTGAGTCTAATGAGATTGATGGCAACTACGAGATGGGGCGTAACCTCATCACGGCTGAGTTTGGAGATGAACGTCCTTGACCACCCCACTTCTTAAAAACACCATACAGCAGTACTTCCCGTGTGTGCCAGATTATATGAGCTGGGATGACTTTAATGGTAACCTAGCAATTCACTACGGCCAAGAACCAATGATGTTTGCCCCCGAAGAAAATTGGCAGTCAGTAGCACAGAATATGTCACAGATGCACGTATTTGCGGCGTACCCAGTGCCTAGCCCAAAAGAGTTTGCCACGTGGCAGGACTGGGCCAGAGAGTTTACTTTAATCGTCAATGGCCCATCAATTTAGGGCGTAAAGTAGCTCTTTTTTGCATTAATATAGATATAGATATAGATATCAACACAAAGGAAATATCATGCACGGACAACAAACAATGAAATACCTGAACGACAAAGCGGTATCTGACGCTATGTTAGCTAAGCATCAAAAAGATCAAATTGATCCAGTGTTTGCAAAAGCTGCAGAGGAAGCAATTGCCGCCCGCGTAAAAAATATCACTGAGTAAATGTCTCATCCTTTAACAGATGCTTCTGGCCGCATGTCGGAACAGGAAATCTTTAGGCACTCCCCAGAGATAAAGAAATCCGGTGAAGACTGGAAAAAGATGTACGCCCAGGTTCACAAGCTGTTAGATACAAACCAAGTACGTGGTATTCGCCACGGAAACTCTTTGTTTTTCTATTTGATTGAAGAGCCAAAAAAGGCACGCATATTTTTTGTTAACGCGGATGTACCAAAGAATTTCTTACGTAATCTACAAGAGTTTGCTAAGGCGATGCACGCCGCAGGATTTACTTCTGTGTATGGATTTACAGATGATTTACCAACAGTAAGAGCTATTCAGCATTTAGGGTATAATGCGGTTATTGAAGATACCGGACTGCATCCAGTTCACCATCAGACCTACAAGGTGTCTATAAGTGTCTGATCCAGGGAAAGAATTATCAAACTTTGGTACTTCAATTACTCAATCTGCACAAGGAATTGTGTCTGATGTTGGGTCATTTTCTGCGTCGGTAGGCTCATCATTTAAGCAGATTACCAATAAGCCTCTTCCACTTATTGAGGCCATAGCATTAACGTATATGTTGGGGCCTTCGGGTTTGGCACTTGCTGATACAGCCGGAGCGGCAATTATTGCGTCCGCAGCGGTAAGCGCGGCAAATGGTGGCAACATACAACAAATTGCGTTGTCTGCTGCATCAGCATACGCAGCAGCAAACGCCGGTAATATGGCAGGTAATTTAGCCGCCAGCACCGCAATGGATTATGGATTTAGTGGAACCACAGCCTCGGTACTAAAAACAATTGTTACGAGTGCCTCAGCACCCGCCGCAGCTGCAGCGCTTAGTGGGAAGTCACTAGACCAAATATTAATAAGCGGCGCCGCAGGTGCTGTGTCTGGCGCGGTCCAGTCTCAATTAGCAACACTTAAGAACTCCGATGG